CCTTCCATGATGAGGAAACGGACCTTGCGGAGTTCAGGGGCGTTGCTGACCTTGCCGACCAGCTTCAGACCCAGTTCATCCTGCGCAATCGCGGTGTAGCTTCCAGCGATGTTTTCTACGCTGTTCTTGTGATCAATCAGCATGACCGGGTTGCGTCTGAACTCCTTGATGGTTTCAGTGAACGCGCCCGGAAGCACCCCGTCCCCGTCCCGGTCTTTGGGGGTGACGTTGACAAACGTCGAGCCATACCCGGCGATCATCACGTCGTGGTAGTCCACGATTCGGTTGGTATCCTTGTCTTTGACCGCCACGCCCTTGAGGTCTTCGGAGATCAGGGGTTCGTTAGTTTCCCAGACGGTCACCTTGCGGTCGGAAGTCATTGCGTCGCAGAGCGTCAGGTCGCTTTCCGCCACCTCGGTAACGGAGTCACTGACCATGAGCAGCCCGTTCTCGTCGGGGACCGCCAGACGCACGGATGCTTTGCCGTTTGCAAAGTTTGCAATCACTCCTGCCAAAGACACGTCGCCGTTCTGGAACTTGACCGTGGCTCCCTCGGCAAAGCGCGGGAGCGGGGTGGGTTCGCAGGCGATTGGCAGGGTTGGCGGGGTGTGTTCCCTTGTGCCTACAAGGGAGAACTTGACCCCTGCGTGTGCTAGGGTTTGCTTTGAGCGGGCGAGGATAAAACTTGGCATGGCGAAAACGTGCCATGACGCTGCGGCTGTGTCAATCCTGCGTGTGATCTTGATTCGTTTGGGTCAAACCAACCAATGCTTGTTCCCTGCACCGCGCTTTTCCCCGGTGGGTGCGTCACTGGGTCTTGAATCCTTGATCAGCTATGGCTCGGAACGCTTTGTCCCCTGCAAACATCCGAAGGCATGTAGCCATCGGCAATCCGAGCCTGAGTCCCGCGTTGACCGCCGCAAGATCGGAAAGCATGGCGGCGTCTCGTTTCTTGAGAAGAGGCTCATGCAGCCCTGCGTCGCCTGATTGCCCTTCTGCCACCCCTTCAAGCCCCCACTCCGCTCCTTTTGTTTTCATGTCAGTCAATGTATTTCCTATACGTAGAATACGACTCCCCGTCCATTAAGTCAATGAGGGAGTCCCACGAAGTGCCTAGCAGTATTTCCTTGCCGACCGTGGTGTCCACTTCGATGAGAATATGATCTCCGCCCGCGTCATACTCAAGATTCCCGTCCAAGTCCTTTTTGTAAACCCTTTTCTTGAGAGGTTGCCGCAAGCCTGAGAGTGCGCGGACATCTTTGACATCCAGTTGCGCTTTCATCAGCTCGATGGTTTCCTCGATCTCGGCAAGTTCCTTTGCCCCAAGTTGCGTGACTATAGACTCCATGTTGGTGGACCCGGCCTTGAGGCGCGACATGCGGGAAGACGCGTTATACAGCATGTTGTTCCACTCGCCTTTACTGGAAGGAAGGAACCCGTATCTCGCCCACGCGTAGCCGCCAACGTCAATGTTGGCGTTCATGTCGATGAGTCGAACGTCAAGGTGGTCATACATGGAGAGGACTTGCGATGAGACTTGCTTCGCCAATCCAGTTCCTTGATACCGTTCATGGATTTTGAAGTAGTCGTGGTGCACTGCCATGCCGCCGTTTGCGCCACCACGGAACTGTCGAGTCAGCGTTGCCTGCCTTCCGTTAGGGTGGATGACTTTGGCGTCGTATTTGAATTGCTTGCCCTTTTCAAAGAAAAAGGTCGCCGTGGTGGACTTGACATCCTTGGCTGTGGTCTTGGCGAAGACGTGAGCATGGAACTCTTGCGGAGACATTCCAATGCGTTCCTTCATATCGGTGATGGCCTCTACATAAAGTTTGAGTTTGTTTTTACTGAGGCTGCTTGTGTTAAAGCCAAAGGCCACCGACTCGCCGTATTTGTCAATCTCGATGTCGAGTCGGATGCCCGCAGCCTGAAGCGACGTTGAGAACGCCTCGACTTCCTTAAAGGTAGTCGGAACGGCGAAGTCGGATTGAATGTGGCCTGTCTTCCGACGAGGAATGGCAGGGATGTTTACCTGATTCGGTATAGCGACAACCACCTCTTTTGGGATCTCAGGCGGGATGATTTTTATCCCCGGCGTTGTCACTTTCAACACTACCTTGCTTTGAGTCCGACTGACCACCGCGTAGTGGCTGCCGCGAGGGATGAGTGCCTCCATCTTGTTTTGATCAAACCCATTGATTTTCCACAGCGGCATGAACACTCCGTTGACCTCCAGATCGACCTCCAGCAATTCCGAAGGAACGAGGTTCTGCTGGAGGAGTTGCGACATGTTGAGTGCGCGTCCCTCTTCCGTCAGTGAGGCGAGCATCGGGGACTTGTCCACCCAGCTTTCTTGCCCGTCAAAGAGTGAGTCGAAATCGTCCCGCAGGACCACTCCGTGAAACTTGGTCATCCCCACGTTAGGCACCAGCGCGTCAAAGACCTTGTCCGTCTTGTCAATCGCGGACAGGTAATCCGGGCCAAGAGGAGCGTCTCTGCGCAGCAGGTAGCCGACATCCTCAAGGTCATCGGATACTCGCACGAACGCAGCGAGTTCCTCGTCGCTTAAGTTAAAGGTAAGGGTGCGGACTCGTCCGACGCTGACATAGCCCTCTACTGATAGCGGGAGGCTTATACGAGGCGTGGCGGGTTGTCGCACGTAGGGAGGTGCGGGTGCTCGAACGGGCACAGGCACGGGCACAGGCGGCTGCGGTGGTTCGGGTGGGGTGACGGGAGACGGGGAAGGTTTTGGCGGGCTTGTGGGCGGCTTGGGTGGGGTGGATGGGGGTGTGGGTGGTTTGGGTGGTTTGGGTGGGGCTGGCGGGGTGGAAGGTGGCTTGGGGGTCGTAGGGACATCCGCCACAAGGGCAGGGACCGGACGGCCACGGTCTTCCCATGTTCCGATGCCGCCAGCCCCTTGTTGAGTTGGAGTTGCCTGAACGCCCCCGTCGCGCTTGCGGAAGACCGAAGCGATGATTGCTCCGGTGTGGTTGGGGTGGAATTGAAGTTCGCCGCTGTATTCGATGGGGACGTTGCGGATGTTGCACGTCGGGATTCCATTCCATGTGGGGATGCCTTTTTCGATGGCCTCGCATCCCGTGACACTGACATGGGTGACTACCGCGCTGTCTTTCATGGCCCGGATTGAGGCCCGGTCAGCCGCAAGCCCCATTTCCGTGCGCACGATGGTGGGGACACGGTTGGTTGCGATTCCGGGAATCTTGTCCCTCACGAGTTCCATTACCGCAAATGGAGGAGTTCCCTCGTCAATGGCTTTGCCGATGAGTTTCGACAGGTTGTTTTTTGTGGTGTTGTTGATCTGGGTGACTTTGGTGGCGATCTCGTTGACCTGAGTCCGCATGACGTGTCTTGACACCTCCGAGGCCCTTTGACCTGTCAGCAGCGTGGTGGTCTTGTCCAACACGTCATCCACCACGGACTGCATCGCAGGCCGCACGGTGGCAGTGACCGAAGCCCCTTCCTTGGCGAATGCCTCCTCAATGGCTTGCGCCCAAAGTCCCGAGTGCTGGTTTACCGTGAGGACTGCGGTGACTTTCTTGCCGGAGAAGTCAGTGTCCCTTTGGCCCGGAGTTGAGCCAAGGCCAGTAGCGGCGGCGTATTTCTTTCGGAAGATGGCGATGACCGAAAGCACTTGCGCCCGCATGAGCAGGGTCAGGGGTTTGGTCAGCAGTCTTGCGCCCTTCAGCTTTGCCATGCGTTGCACGTTGATCTGGTCGCGCACCAGTTGCACGCCCGCCGTGGTTCGGAAGTTTTCAAGGTTCCAGCCCCCTTCCGGCACGGTGCTTGACTTGTAGTGTGTGAACAGCTTTGCCGACGACAGGAAGTGGCGATTGCCGTGCTTCACAGTTGCGCAGTTTGCACAGTTTGCAATTTGGGCAGGCGTGTTCACAGTTGCGTTCCCGAAACAATGCTTTTGATGTCTTCCGTCTGGGCAGCGTCGGAACTCATTCCCGAGACAGCGATAGGCACAAGCCCTTGTTCGATGAAATACTGGTCGAGGTAGGGGTCGTCAATTTTCTGGAAGCCGCATGCTTCCCTTAGTTGGTTGGGGGTCATTGCGCCAAGACGAACCAGCGGGGCGTTTTCTCTGACCGTGGATTCCACGTCGATAAGCCCGGTAAGGTCGTAGTCGTAGCGGATGCCTTCTCCATAGGCTGCGGCCAAGCCCCCGGCCATGTTCAGACGCCCTACCAACAGGTTGAGCAGGGGCACGCACTCGTGCTTGCGGAAGTTGATTTCGTCCTGCTTTGCAGTTGCGTAGTTGGCGGCATCCTTCAGCCCCGCCACCGACAACGGGACTCCATGGGTCAGGAACACTTGCTCAATCGTCCAGCGTTCCCGTTCGATGGCTTGCATCTCCTGCATCGTGAGGCCGAGCTTCTGGTAGTTCCATTCCCCGGACAGGAAAGCCGTTTTGCCCGCGTTGTTCTTTCCAGAGTATTCAAGATTGAATTTACGTTTGAAGGCGTCCCAGATGCCCTCATCAGGCTGCATCTCGTTGTCGCTGAACTTCCGGGTCAGGATGCCGGAAGGCTGCGCACCGTTTTCAAGGAACTTCTTCTCCAAGTCACCGCGACCGATGTAGGCTGAGAACAGGTCTTGCGACGGTTCCACGTCACCCATGCCCATGATCAGGTTGTTGGGGTGAGGACGGCGGAACTGGATGACTTGCTCTGGGGTGAGGTTGATGATTTGCCCGTTTACTTTGTATTTCCAGCCCTTGACTTTGATGAGTGGGTCAGGGTCGGCCTCCACGTATTGAGGCAGCAGTGGGTAGATGCCCAGCGGCTGTCCCTTGCCGTTTGCAGAGTCCTTGAGCAGGTAGGCAGTGCCCGTGAGTTTCATGTGGAAGGTCCACATGTAGGTCATCTCCTCCCACGAGTCGAAGGGGTTTGGAGTCTGGAGGAACAAAGCCGCAGGGTGATCCCGGTCAAGGGAACTGGCTTCTCCTTGTTTGTTGACTTGGTTGACCCGCATGTTAGCAGACATCAATACAGACCCTACCAGATGGCAGGCGCGGAACGACGCCCACACTCGTTTTGAGCCTACGTCGATAAACGACTGGAAGTCAGCAAGTTTTGAGACAGAGACACCTATCCGTTGTTCGATGTAGGTGCGTTCTTTGGCGTTAGGCACCCGTGACTGCATTGCAGCCTCCGCTGCGGAAAACAGTTCCTTTTTGTCGCGGTCGCTCAAGTCAGACAGCGAGGGATTGAGACGACGGAAGATTGAAAAAGCCATGGCAGGTGATTATTGATGTCAGTCGCATTGCAAACGAGATGCTTGCATGGCCCGGAAGATGGCACGCTGCACTGTCAAGCGCAAGTAAGAACACGTGCCCGCTCCGCAGCAACATCAACGGCAAGCGAACTTGTTACTCCGATGACTGCCTTTAACGGAGCGGGAGGGGGTTGCAGGGGCAGGATTTGAACCTGCGACCTTCTGAGTATGAATCAGACGAGCTACCGGGCTGCTCCACCCTGCTGAAAGAGTTCTGCTATATTGCCAGCGGGTTTGTCCAGCCCTAATCTGAGGAACAGTCCGTGCCCTTTCCCTGACGGGTGAGCGTGTTCACGTATACGCCAACGTCAGAATTGCGGGTTCGGGTTCGGGTTCGGGTTTGATTTTGGCAACAATCTTATCCTCCGGGATGATGATGAACTCAAGTCCTCCCTCAACGTAATGGGTGCCGAGGAAGCGGGAGACAAAAGCCCGGTCGCCCACGGCCAGTGCTTCTACTTTGTTTCCAACCCCGGCGACAGTGCCCCATTCCTCGGCTTTTTGTGCAGAAGTTGGGATGGCAATGCCTCCGATGGATTGAGCGACACGTGCGTCCAGTTGGATCAACACGTTATTTCCGATGGGCTTCAATAGGGTCATGGTCTAGTGGTGTGGTGTGGTGTGGTGGGTGATTACGGTGTGTCGGTTTTGCATGTTTTGCAATCTTTATCATGCAATCAACATGGATGGAGGTGCTTTGGTGAAGTCCTCGAAAGCAATCGACACCGCGTCAATCTGGTCATCGTGTGACCCGTCAGGAAACACCATGAGTTCTTCAAAGAAGGCACGGTTCCATTTCCCAAGCACCACGCTTACTTTGCCTGCGTCCACTTTGTTGAACCATGGCTGCGCTCTCATCAGCTTATCGGATGAGGGGTTGCGTTTTGTCACCTTGACTTCGCCTAGCAAGGCAGTCCTGATTTCCTCGTAGCCAATCATAAAACCAACCACCGCCTCCATGGCCATCCGGTTGACGTTCAACTCCTGTTTCTCCAGCAAGGCAAGCCGGATCATTTCCCGTTTCATCAAGGCCCATGGCAGTTTGTCGTGGAACATGTCCACAATGTAGAAGTGGTCATTCGCCTTGTCATAGCCGCAGAGTGCCCCTGCCGAGTAGTCGCTGGATTTTTTGGTGGTCAGTGCCAAGTCCCACCCACGAAGCATTTCGATGTTTTTGGGCAGGGCACTGTGCGGAATCTTGTGGATTTTGTCCAAGTTGACGTGTCCCGAACCTGCTGTCATGGGTTTGCCTTGAAACTGGCTGGACCACTCGTAGGCGGGAATCCCGGCCCGCAGCGATTCCAAGAAGTCCAGTTTCCGCACTTCGGGGAACAAGGCTTCTCCTAGCGGCCTTCCAAGAATATCGTCATCGTCCTCCGAAATCGCGGGGTAGTTTCGATAATGGAAAACTTCCTTCACTTTCTCCTGCGCGATCAGGTCATTGACGTAGTCCGTGCTGGTCAACTGCCCGACCATGTCCTCCGGGTGCCAGCGGGTCATGATCAGGAACACCACAGCATCGGGTGACAGACGCGTCACGCAGTCACCGAAATACCATTCCATCACCCGCTTGCGCGAGAGCACCGATTCCGCATCCCGCCGACCGGAGTGAGGGTCGTCAATGACGAGCCAGTCCACTCTTCGACCCGTGAGCTTTCGTCCCGTAGATTTGGCACGCACCAGACTGTTGTTGGATAGCATCCAGTTGTCCGACTTGTCGTATCCGGCGATGACATTGCTGTCAGGGAAGATCATTTGGTAAAGCGGCATCTGCGTCCTGTCCTTCACTTCCTTTGAGAAGTCGCTGGCAAGCTCATGGCTGAAGCTGGTCAACGCCACCTTCACCCCCGGTAGCCTTCCGAGAATCCAAGATACTGCTTCCTTGGAGATGATGGTGGACTTGCCGTGCTGGGGAGGGACAGACACGATCTGGCGTTTGCCCGCCTTGCCATCGACTACGTCCTGCACCAGTTCGATCAACGATTTGTGCAAGCCTCCGAGAATCAGCCGATCCGCTGTCGGGGGGTTGAACATGTAGCAGTAGGTCAGAAAACACGTTCGTGATTTCTGGACCAAGGCCCGAAACAGGTCGGTGTGCGCTTCCGAGTGGTTCACTGCACTTAGAGGTTGCCACCGAGTTTACGCACAATGCTGGACAGTGCCTGTGCGGGAAGTTCTTCGTTCAACCAGTCCAGATCGACGCCGTGCTTGTGGTTGATGGGGCCGCCGTTCACGCCACTGTGCTCAACCCGTTCAATATAGCCGCGATCCTTTGCCTTGCACTTGAGGAAGAAGATAATGGCCGTGTTGTCTTCGGATTTGATTTTCTTCATCAGCATCGACTCAGCGTAGTCGATCATGGCTTCCTGCGCTTCGTTGATGGATTTTGCAAAGTGTGCATCCTCAGTCTTCCAGTTGAGGTAACATTGACGGGTGATGTTGATGGCTTTGCACGCCGCCGAGATGTTGCAGGCCACCGCCTCAAAGACTTCGATGAACTTGCGCTTGCGTTCGGCTTTAGCCGCAGCCTTGCCCTCGGCACTTGCCTTCACGCCTTTCATGGCTTTATCGTGTGCTGACATCTTGTGAGGCACGGCAGCCTTGGCTGACTTCGTGGGTGGGGTGGGGGAAGCCACTTTCTTCGCAGCCTCCTTAGCCGCCTTTTGGGCAACCACAGGGGCAACAACACGGGCGGGTTTCAGGGGAGGTGACGGCTGTTTACGTTTACGGACGGGTGTGTTCATAGGGATAGTGTGTAGGGATAGTGTGGGGTGGCGGTATTTCGGTCAACGCTTTCTGAAAACAGCCCCGCAAGCCGAAGCCCACGGAGCTGGAGGTTTACCCGCAAGGCGGGAATGGGTCAGAACATTACAGTCTGGTCGTCTAAGGGGGATGGGGTTGCGGGTTTGACTTGGCGTCTGCGACGGACAGGCCCTTCTTCACTTGTAGGACTTGTAGGATTCTCAGCGGGTGGAGGTCCGCTTGGATCTCGGTCGGGATGCCCGGCAGGCAGAAACTCAAAAGCCTTCCACTTGGGGTCAGTGATGGTGCGATGATACTCCGCCGAGCGTTCCTTGAGTTCTACCTCATCGTCAACGGGGCAGGCATCGTTGATCAGGGAGCCGTTCTTGAAGAAGTCAGCGGTGTCCTTGCCGCGCTGTTTGCCGCGACGGGTATGTTTATCCAAGGCATACTCAGGTATCGGCAGGTTGACGGTATTGTGCTCGTCCATGGCTTTTCCCCAGAACCAGTTGAAGAACTGGCTTTTCTTGGCTTTGGTCAGAACGTAGACAGCGGCCATGATGGGACGGGTTCGCTCAAAGGTATCCAGCTCCTTGAGAATCTTGTAGTTCTCGTAGAAGAATTGAGCGTTGCGCATCGCTTCAGGGTCGGCCAAGCCGATGTCTTCAGTCGCCATGATCAGCAGCCGTTTCCACAGATACTTTTCATAGTTGGATTGAACCAGTTCCCATGCCCAATAGGTTGCTTGCTCCATGTCGCCTCGCCGCACTGATTTTTGCAGTGCCGATGAAACGTCGAAAAGGTTGTAGCCCTTTTTGGTCATGATTGCGAATTGCTTTTTGCCGCCGGATGTTGTGCGTGTAGTTGCCATGTCATCAGTAAACCTTACGCCCGCTGGAGTGTAAAGATGTTTTTTACTTGTAAAGCATTTTCCTATGTCAAGAGTTCAACGGATCGTCCTTAGGGAGCGGAATCGTGTTGACATACATCGAGGTGTCGATGTCCAGCGTCATCGAATCCGTTAGGTGTTCCCTGTTCTCGTTCCATACCAACAACGGGTAGTCCTGCTGCATCATTTGAAGGTCGAGCAAGGCTTTACCCTCACGGCCCGCAGTCCCGTTCTCACTTTGCAGCCCTCCGGGGTTTGCACCGAAGGAAGCGTTCAAGGCCATCCGACCGTAGAGGGCGATCTTCTTGCCATGGCGTTGGGTGACATTCAAGGTAGTCCAGCAATCCTCAAAGCCCCAAATCTTGTGCGGGAAGTCCCAGTAACGGATGTCTATCAGGTAGGAGGATACGAGGAACCGATTGAACTTTAAGAACCTGACGTTCTCCTTGTTATAGAGAAGGGTGCGCACCTTGATGAACCCGACTGCGCCAATGTCATCCCGGCCCTCAATCGCAGCCGACATGTCATCCAGTGCCCGTTCAATCACAATCGCAGCGTCAGCCTTGCGGGTGTTCTTGCGGTCAGTGAACCACGAGTCGTCATCCACCTTCAGGACATGCGTGAAGCCGTTGGCCGCCGCATACTCCTTAATCCTCAGAAGCTGTCCGCACTGGTAACACCCTGTTGACGAGACAATCAGGTTTGTGGCCGGAATCGTTTGCGAGTAAAGCAAGCGTTGCTGCGGCTCAACGCAGACCACGTATGGGTATTTTTGCAAACCTTGCAACCAATAGGAAGTGGTCTTCTTGATGTCAAACGGACGGTTGTAGGAACCAACGGCAATTAGTATTCTCACGGATTCGGGTCAGTAAGGGAAATGAATGCTCCGCTCACCCTCATGCAGGGCTGACTTCACCCCCGTGGGTCGCTTCACTTGAATCACGTCACCGAAATACTTCCGAAGAAGCAAGGTGTCGTTTTTCATGTTCTCCGTGGTTCGCACGTCACTCACGCCGCCCGACGAGATGAAGTTGTCTTTGGTCAGGAACGTCACCCGGTGGTCCAAGAAAAGATAACGGCGGTGATAGATGTAGAGCAGCGTCATGTAGTAGTCGTCTGCGGTGACAATCTCAGGCAGGTAACGGTAGTCGAAACCTTGGAGGAATCCCATACACGCCCCGTTCATCATGCCGAGGCAGTCGAACATGCGGTGGGCCGGGTATTGCAGGGGGTTCCGCAGCGAATAATACCCGAACAGGGAGGTTCCCATCTGCTTAGCGATGTCCATCGTGGACTCGATGTAAGCGAGCACGGTCAGAGGATCATCAATCACCGCAGGCGTTTCATCGGTAGGCTCCACGAAGTTGCGCCGAACGCAGTTGATGTCGTCATCCAGCATCATCACGTCGTCGTGTGGGGCGTAGTTGTCGATGATCCACTGACGGGTGGAGGAGATGCCGCGCAGCCCTTTTGGGGTGCAGACCACTTCCGTGTTCGGGTGCTTTTCCTCGTATTCCGCCCGCTCACCGTGTGGCACGACCAGTGTGAACATATCAGGGTTCAAGACTTTTTCGAGCAGGATACGTCCCGCACGTCCTTTGGATGGGCAGAGTAGTTTCATGCGTCTTCATCCTCCACGAAAGTTTCAGCCTCAGGGGTTGCGGCCTCTATCATGGCATTGAGCCGTGTCTGGAAATCCTCAGCGGTGATTACCAGAGTCATGCCAACCCGTTCATTCTTGTAATCCTTGCGCCGTTCCAGCTTCAGCACGTTGGTGATAAAGTTGAAATCCAGTTCCGACTTACAGAAGATAGTCACCAGCTTATACTGCTCGGAATACTTCGGGACAATCGGCATCTCTGCCTGCACGTTGGTGAACTTTTCGAGTTTCTTTTCAAACTCAGACTCAATCGTGCCCATTTCTTGAGCGTTGAAGCCGAGGTCAGAGAGGAAGGACAGGTCGAACTGATCGCGCAGCATGACGTAGTCCCAGTCCGCTTGATTGCGGTTAAGACGGAGGTTGAGTTCCTTTTCGTCCAGTGCGGACAGGTTCACCTCTACGCATGGCACTGTCTTCCAGCCGAGTTCCTTGAGGACTTTCAACCTTTGGTGACCTCCGACAACCGTGTTCAACCGTTCCGGGTTCACGTTGACGATGATGGGGTCAACCATTCCAAATTTCTCGATGGACGCCTTGATCTGTCGTTTGGCTTCCGGGGTGAGGCGACGCGGGTTGTAAATGGCAGGGTTGAGTGTGGCCGGGTTTTTGTCCACTACCACCAACCCAACGGAGGCAGGATTGGGGATTTTGGCGGTCTGATTCTGGTCGGTGTCTGTTTCAGGTGTGGTCATCTTTTTATGGGAGTCAACTTTGCCCACGGCAGTAAAGCGCACAGGATGCGTCTTAGCCCGCGTGATCGGGTTGGTTTGATTGGTGGTTAAGGCGGTCTTCATCACTTCACCAGACACGCGGTGTAACCCCTGCATCCAAGGTGGATGTCGGTAATTCAAACGGTCTGGTGGAGTCAATAGATCACGCCAATCCTGCTCCGTCAACGAAAAGTCACGGGCAAATCAATTTCCAACTTCACGACTCTGCTTGTTCTCCGAAAGAATTTCCCGAGTATCGGCCACGATTCCCGCATCGTGTGCGAGATGCCCGTGCATACGCGACCATTCGATCCATTTGGCAAGGCGCATTTTTAATCGTATGTTTTCATTCCGCGCCTCGTCCCGCTGCCTCTCCGCATCAATCATGCGTTCTTGCGTTTCGCCAAGTCGGAGTATTGTTTGATCCAGTTGATCGTCGTTGCCGAGTTTTTCAAGCCAGTGCCCGGCCATTCCGAGGATATTTCGTTCGTCTTGGTTTCGCCAGTCCTCGGTCATCATGTGGCGAAGGTTTGCGCCGAGGTTTTTCAATAGTGTTCTGCGCGTGTTCATAGTTTCTGGTTTTGGTTCGTTTTCGGGGTTTGGCCACCCGAGGCCATCGAGTCCGCTCATGGTTTCCATAAGTTCAGTGTTTTCAAAAAGGCGATTCTTTGTTGTTCAGGATTCATTGTTGCTGTATGTTAAAAGTTGTTCAATCCAGTCACCATAAAACATTTCCAATGGATAGTTTTTCTCGTCTTTCCGATTGCAAAGCCTCCACTCATTCTCGAAATCCTCCAAGTTCTTGATTTGTTGGAAGATGAAAGCATCTAGGTCTTGTTGTTGTTCA